ACTGTTACAAATAACATGTTTAGTGTTAAGTATCAGTTGTTCTTAAATGATGTTTATTTCTTTGGAAATACTGAGTTATTGTCATACGCTATGACAAAGACATATCTCGAAGATTTAGATTTCTTACTGAACACTCATAAGCAAATTAGATTTAATCAGAGAATGGATAGGTTATATCTAGACATTGATTGGGCTTCAGTTAGGGCAGGCGAATATATTATTATTGACTGTTTTAGAACGGTTGATCCCAATGATTTTTCAAGAGTCTATAATGATTCTTTCATTAAACCATATCTCACTGCATTGATCAAACGTCAATGGGGACAAAACTTGATGAAGTTTCAAGGAGTTAAACTTCCGGGAGGAGTTGAACTGAATGGTAGACAAATATATGAAGATGGACAGAATGATTTAGACAAAATCATGGAAAAGATGTCCAATACTTACGAACTTCCTCCTCTTGACTTTATCGGATAATGGCATTAAATCCCTTCTTCTTACAAGGTTCTCAAGGAGAGCAAAGTCTTGTTCAAGACTTGATCAACGAGCAGTTGAAGATTTATGGTGTTGAGGTATATTATTTACCTAGACAGTATGTAACTAAAAACAAAATAATTAGAGAAGTTATTACTTCTGAGTTTAATAACTCATATCCTATTGAAGCGTATGTTGATACTTTTGATGGATATGGTGAAAATTCAGTTTTGTTATCTAAATTTGGAGTACAAGCAACAAATGAAATTAAGTTAATTATTTCTCAAGAAAGATATAGTTCATATATCACACCTTTAATTAAAAATTTACCAAATATTGAACTTGCAACTCGTCCAAAAGAAGGTGATTTAATATGGTTCCCTCTTGGCGATAGACTGTTTGAAATAAAATTTGTAGAACACGAAAAACCTTTTTATCAACTACAAAAAAATTATGTTTATGAATTAACTTGCGAATTGTTCCGCTATGAAAATGAACTTATCGATACTAATATTGAAGAGATAGACGATAATATTCAAGATCAAGGTTACAATATTACCTTGACGATGGTTGGTTCTGCTGTTACTAGTACCGCGATTGCTGGAATTGTGAATGGTGGTATTAGATTTTTAACTTTAACAGATAGAGGAGAAAAATATACCTTTGCACCTAGAGTTGCTATCTCTTCGGCACCTTCAGGTGGACTAACTGCAAGTGGAATTTCCACCATGATTAGTGGTTTAGCTGCTTGTGATGGAACTCAATTAGGAGACAAGATACAAGGTGTTCAACTAAGAAATTCTGGACGAGGATACACTGTGGCTCCTGGTGTTGCCTTTGTTGGAGGTAAGGGTGTTGGAGCTGCTGCTACCACCATTATTGCAGATGGTGTTGTAGGAGTCGCTACAATCTCTAGTGGTGGTGGTGGTTATATTAATGCCCCTTCCGTCACATTCTCAACTCCTAAACATGTTGGGGCAGCTGCAACTGCAGTTCTTGCAACTCCAATGGTTGGTGGTGGTGTAAGTATTAGATCTGCACCTATAAGTATCGGTGCATCTGCTTTCTTATTCCCAGGAGGAACGACTGGTGGCGTGTTCTATAAGACTCAACCAACAGTTACCTTTGATAATCCCACAGGATCCGGCACTCAAGCAACTGCAACTGCATCAATTAACGAATTTGCACTATACGGAGGAAACGTTACAGAAATTTCGATTGGAAACTCTGGTAGATTCTATAATAGTGTTCCAACAGTATCAATAACTGCACCAACAACTGTTAGTGCAGCAGCTACTGTAGGACTTGTCGGTACTGCCGCAAGTGCATATGTTTCAGGATCAGCACTTGATAACACTAGTGTTGCAATTTCCACTGGTGGCAGAGCATATTCTTCTCAACCAACAGTCACAGTTGGACTTGGAACTGGAACTGTTAACCCTTCAACAACTGCTGTTGGTATTGCAACAATAAATTCCATCGGTGTTGTTACAGGACTGACTTTTGATCCAACAGAGGTTTGGGCAGTTGGACAGGGTGCAACGATCGGTGCTGGATATACTGTAACACCCACACTTTCTTTCAGTAGTCCATCTCCAGTTACTGCAACAGCCACTGCCACCATATCAATTGGAGGATCTGTCACTGCAATCTCAATTGGCAATAGTGGTTTTGGTTACAATGCAGCTCCTACAGTAACAATATCAGCACCGGCAGGAATTTCTTCAGAATTCCGAGCAACTGGTATTGCCACCATGAGATTTGATTCAGTCAAAACTGTTGGCACCATGTCAACAGAATCAAATCAAATCACCGGCATATCGACGGTTGGGATCATTGTTGGGGATAGAGTTCGTCTTACATTCCATCATGACGATCATATTGTTGCAAATAATTTTATTTCCTCCTCAACATACGTCTCCTCAATTGGTGTCAGCACTATCTTCTTATCAGAGAATTCTACAAGTGTAGGAATTGCCACAACATCGTTTGAGTTTGGTATTGATCAATGTGGTATTGTCACAGGAATTAATATCACATATGGCGGTGGTGGATATCTAACACCTCCTTCTGTAACAATAACAAATGAAGTTTCTGAGAAAAATTACGTTGACTTAATAGCAGGCGTTCACACTGCAAGAGGAATTTCTGCTATTACTTCTGGTATTGTTACAGAGATTAGATTAATTGATGGTGGTGCGAAGTATGTCCTTGCTCCTACTATTACTTTAGGATCTCCAACTGGTATTGGAACAGGATCATATGAATATAATGAATTAGTGACTGGATCTGAAAGTGGAACAACTGCACATGTTAACTCTTGGGATGCAACAACAAATACTTTGGAACTTAAGATTATTTCTGGTTCATTTAATGTGGGAGAGACATTAGTTGGATCTGCAAGCGGTGCTAGCAGAGCAGTCTTCACGATTAACACAGATGATGTTATTGATCCTTACACTGATAATGATAATATTGAAGTAGAAGCAGATGGAATCCTTGATTTTTCTGAGTCTAATCCCTTTGGCAATCCTTAATATAAATAAAGTTAATAGTTAGGACAAGTATGTTTGAATACTTTTACCATGAGATTCTGAGAAGAACGATTATTTCGTTTGGAAGTCTCTTTAATGGGATTGAAATCAAACACTTAGATTCTTCTGGGAATGTTGATGATGTAATAAAAGTACCATTAGCATACGGGCCTACTCAAAAGTTTCTTGCTAGACTTGAGCAATCTGCCGATCTCAATAAACCAACGGCAATCACATTGCCTAGAATGTCTTTTGAATTCACGGGACTTCAATATGATGGCACTAGAAAAGTAACTACAACTCAAACTTTTAAATCACAGAGTGTAGGGATTGCAACAGCAATCAGAAAAACCTACATGCCTGTTCCTTACAATATGTCGTTTGAACTATCAATCTTCACTAAGTTGAATGATGATATGCTTCAAATTGTTGAACAGATTTTACCATATTTTCAACCAGCATATACTCTCTCAGTTAATCTGATAGATACAATTGGTGAGAAGAGAGATATTCCGATTGTGATTGAGAATGTCACGATGCAGGATGATTATGAAGGTAATTACAGCACTAGACGCTCTCTACTCTATACAATAAGGTTTACTGCCAAGACATATCTGTTTGGCCCTGTTGGAGATACATCAAAGGCATCCAAAGATCTTATCAAAAAAGTTCGTGTTGGTTACGTTCAAGACGATTCCTCTACTCCAACCAGAGATCTTACTTACACAGTTATTCCAAGAGCAACAAAGAGTTACACAGACAACGTTGTAACCAATCTTGCAGAAGATGTTGGAACAACCACCAATATTCTACAAGTAAATGATTCTTCTGGAATCTCAGAAAATACTTACATTACTATTGACAGCGAGTCTATCTATGTTGATAGAAAAGAAGGTAATACACTGTTTACAAAGAGAGGACAAGACAACACTATTACAGGATCTCACGTTCGCGGTGCAGCAGTCAATCTTATCACTGATGCTGATGATGCTCTCATTGAAATGGGCGACGACTTTGGATTTGACGGGAGTATCTCATGAGTTTTGATAGTCTGAATGAAGCGTTTGACGTATCGAGTGAGATCGTTTCTAGTGAACCTGAGCAGGTAAAACCTGTTCAGAGAGAGGTTGATGCAATTAAAACTGATACTAGAAAAGATTATGAGTATACAAGAGGCAATCTTTATTCTTTGATTGAAAAGGGACAAGAAGCAGTAAATGGAATACTTGAACTTGCACAGGAAACAGAACAAGCAAGAGCGTATGAAGTTGCAGGACAGTTAATTAAGAGTGTTGCAGATGCAACTGATAAACTTCTTGACTTGCAAAAGAAACTAAAAGACGTTGAAGAGGAGTCACAGTCTAAAGGCCCTACAAATGTTACAAATGCACTTTTTGTTGGTTCTACAGCAGATCTCGCCAAACTTTTAAAGCAGAATAAGCAGCAAGATAAATAACTAAGGGTGAGAAAACCCGAGGTAATTTACTTATATTTTAATGGCGCAGGCTGAAGACAAAAACTTGCCGTCTTTGGACGATTATATTATTGAAGATGAATTTCCTTCAGTCGAAGAAGCGGTTGATACTGATTTGCCGTCTTTAGAAGATAATAAAGAGAGCGTTTTACCATCAATTGAAGAGGAAGTTGAAGCAGAACTTCCCTCAGTAGATGATTATGTTGAAAAAGAAGAGGAAGAGTTAGTCGAAGAAGTTGTAGTAGAAGAAGATTTAACTCTTGACGAAGTAAAAGAATTAATCGAGGAAGTCAAGGCAGAAATTCTTGACATTCCTCAAATCAAGCATTTTGACGAAGTTTTAGAAAAACTTTGTGAAGCAGTAGATCAAGTAAAATCAGAAATTCCTGAGGTTCCAGAACCAAAGGTATATGATGATGAAATCGAAGCAATTTGTGATGCTATTGATTCTGTAAAGGAAAATATTTCTTCTTTACCAGAAGTCAAGTATTATGATGAGCAAGTTCAAAATATTGAAGACAGAATAGATTCTGTCATTCAGGAAGTTGCAAATCTTCCAGAACCAAAATATTACGATACAGATCTTGACTCAATAAAAGAGGACATCACCAAGGTAAGAGAAGAACTCGCTCCACTCCCTTGGGTTGAAAATACATTTTCAGGTATTGAAGAGAATTTTGAAAAAGTATCAGATGTAATCGATACATTAAAAGAAAAGTTAAATTTTAACTTTGACGAATATTCTGATTCTATAGATGTCAAGTTCTTTGAGAGTAAAGTCGAAACTCAAGGGATCAAAGAAGAGTTTGAATCTGAGAAAGAGAAAATATGGGATGAACTTAAAAAATCCTCTGTCAAAATCTTTGAATACCAAAAAACATTCAAAGATGATGATAGAAAGTTAAAGAAACAAATTCTTGGCGAATACAACACTCTCAAAAATAATATTAAGAAAGAACTTGAAGAGGCAACTGATAAGAGTGTAAAAACCGACGAACTTCTTCTTGGATATTTTACTGAACTTAAAGAAGAGATCTCAAATCTTCCAGAAGTAAAATATTATGATGAAGAAATTAATGAACTTCAAAAATTAGTTAGTAAGTTTAATAAAAGATTTTCTCCGGTAGAAGGAGATATTAAATCTCTCTATAGAATTGTAGAGGATATTAAAAAAACACAGATTGAACTTAATGAGCAGATTCTGGATGAGCCTGCCGATGTAAGTCAGGATGTAGGTGGTGGTAAAGATCCATTAACACCTACAGATCAAAAGTTTGCAACTCTTGATGATCTTTCAAAACATTATACACTTTTTGTTAATAGAATTCAGCAACAACTCTCTACTGTTGGTGGAGGCGGTGCAGGATTTATCAAAGATCTTGCAGACGTTGACATTTCAGGACTTCAGAATAATTATATTCTGCAATGGAATGCATCTGAAAATAAGTGGAAAACTGTTGCAAATAGCGGTTCTGGAAGTGCATCATTAGATGAGGTTCTCTCTGAAGGAAACACATCATCAAACGGGATGTCTGTTGGTGTTGTTACCGCAACTTCGTTTTTTGGTGATGGATCTGGATTAACTAATGTAGGATTTGACACCAACTTTGTTGTAGGAACTGCCATCACAATGGTTGATGGTGTGTTCAGTGGAAATTTATCTGTTGGCGGTACACTTACATATCAAGATGTAGAAAATGTTGATTCTGTTGGCATTATTACCGCACAGCAGGGTGTTCAAATTCTTAATAATGGACTGAATATTATTAGTGGTATTGCAACTATTGTTGGAACTTCTGGCACAACAACAATTGGTGGTGTCGGAAATACGGCATTATATGTTGATGGTAACGCTAGAGTAGTTGGCGTTCTCACGGTTGGTAGAGCGTCTGTAACAATCGATGGTGATAATAATGAATTATCTGTTGGTATTGTCACTATTACAAACTCTAGTGTTATTATTGGTGATAATGTAACGATTGACACAGGTGCTTCAGGAATTAACTCTGCACCTAATGTTTTGTATGTTGCGAAGGATGGAGATGATGATAATAATGGAACATCTATTGATAATGCGTTCTTGACAATTAAGGCTGCTGTGGGTGCTGCTCAGTCTGGTACAACAGTCAAGGTATTATCAGGTAACTATGTTGAGGATAATCCAATTGAACTTCCCGCTTTCAGTGCTGTCGTAGGTGATGACTTAAGAACTTGTAAAATTCTTCCTAATA